GCTTACTTCGAACGCGGCAACTATCAACGTTGCTACGGTTACGACCCTGAATGCCACAAGCGGCTCGGTCCGAACACTTGGCGCCAACGTCGCTACGGTAAATACTGCCACGATTCAGACACTCACGGCTATTTCGGCTAACGCTGTTACGCTTACCTCTAATCAGGCTACGATTACGAACGGTACATTTACGACTCTAACGTCGACTAACGGTTCAATCACCAATCTTGGTGCAAACGTTTTGACTGTCAATACCGCTTCTGTCAGTACGCTGACAGCGGTCAATGGTACGGTTACAACCCTCGGATCTACCACAGCCACAATCGCTACCCTCGCTGCAAATACGGGTACGGTCAACACACTGACATCATCGAACGGCACGATCACTGCTCTGACATCAAATGTTGCTACGATCAACGTTGCGTCAGTCACCACTCTAAACGCCACGGGCGCTTCGATTGCCAACATTGGTGCTAACGTTCTCACGGTCAACACTGCCACTGTCCAGAGCCTAACTGCCCCATCTGGTACGATTACGACTTTCGGTTCGACCACTGCTACGGTAGCTAACCTCATTGCAACCGCTGCTACTATTGCTGTGTTTGGGGCTAACAACTACACTGGTAATAACGCGACGATCCAAAGCCTAACGGCTCCGTCTGGTACGATCACCACCCTTGGGTCAACAACCGCTACAATTACCACATTGAACGCGAACACTGGTTCGATTGTCAATCTTGGGGCTAACGTTCTCACTGTAAATACCGCCACGATTCTAGTTCTTGGCGCCAATACCATCACCTCAAACACGGTGAATGTGGCTAACGTAAATGCAAATGTTGTAACAACCAACACTGCTTCCATCAGAACGCTTGGTGCTAACTCGGTTACGATGAACACCCTGACGGTTGGTGATCTAACAGTTACCGGCAATTCGAGTCTGACTATTTCGCAGGGCCAGGTCTTTAGGGGTTATAGGGAATACGTTGATGTTAGAACCGGAGTATCGGGTTCAACTAATCTAGATGTGCTCAATAGCAACATCTTTAACTTTACCCTAGCAGCTAATACAACACTGACTGTTTCTAATGTTCCAGCGTCTGGTGTCTCTACGGCGTTTACACTTTTGGTTAAACAACCTGCTGGTGGTGGTGCGACTCTTGCTTGGCCAACTGGAACAGTTTGGTCTGAAGGCATTGCTCCGGTTCAATCGCTTGGTGCCAATCAGATTGATGTCTTTACATTCTGGACTCTTGATGGCGGGGTCATGTGGATAGGTGCACATTCATTCGCCAATGTTTCTTAAGGTAGGATCGTCATGCCAATAGGTGCATCCCACCGGAATATCCAAAAGAAAAGCATTGTAGAGGCAGGAAGTGCAAACTTTAATGCCTCAGGCACATTTACGCCTAGATTTGGAGTTGTCAAAGCAGCGGTTTCTGGTCGTGCTGGCGCTGGTTATCCAGGTAACCCAGGTTCGGCGGGTGCTGCTGGCAATCCTGGGTCTTCTGGTAATCCGGGTAACCCAGGCAATAATGGTTTGGCTGGCCCAGGCGGAGCAGCAGGAAACGCAGGCGTCGCCGGTAACCCAGGCAATCAAGGAACACCTGGTAACCCTGGAAACCCAGGAAACAATGGGGCTGCTGGGCCGGGTGGTGCCGCTGGGACCGGCGGCGCCGCAGGCAATGCTGGAACTGTAGGTAGCTCAGGCAACCCAGGGAACCCAGGAAACGTTGGTGCTGCTGGTCCGGGTGGTGCTGCAGGAAACGCAGGAGCTGCGGGTAACCCAGGAAACCGCGGAACTGCTGGCGGACCGGGCAACCCAGGAAACGTTGGTGCTGCTGGTCCGGGTGGTGCTGCAGGAAACGCTGGAGCTGCCGGTAATACTGGCGGTCCTGGCAACGCAGGAAACCCAGGAAACCCAGGATCATCCGGTGTCGGCGGGCCAGGCGGTACTGCGGGAACTGCAGGTGTTGCTGGCAATACTGGAAACGTAGGAGCATCTGGTAACCCAGGAAACCCAGGATCATCTGGTGTTGGCGGGCCAGGTGGTGCAGCAGGCGCCGCAGGTAACGCTGGCAATGCTGGAAATGCAGGAGCTGCCGGTAACCCAGGAAACCCAGGAAATGCCGGCGCGGCTGGCCCAGGTGGAGTAGGTGGAAACGCTGGAGCTGCCGGTAACGCCGGCACTGTCGGCTCATCAGGAAATGCTGGAAACCCAGGTTCTAATGGAGTCGCTGGCCCTGGAGGAGCAGCAGGTAATGCAGGAGCTGCAGGTAATGCTGGAAACGCGGGAACAACAGGAAATGCAGGGAACCCAGGTTCTAATGGAGTCGCTGGCCCTGGAGGAGCAGCAGGAAACGCTGGAGCTGCCGGTAACGCCGGAAACCCAGGATCGCCGGGAAATCCTGGCGTAGGTGGAAACGCAGGTGCTGGCGGGACTGGGGGGGCTGGCGGAGCCGGTGGAGCCGGTGGCCCAGGATCAAGCGGCGAGACTAGCGAATGGGGAGGCGGCCCAGCTGATGGCGATGGCGGGGGCCTTGGCGGGCCTGGCGGTGTTTCTAGCACCGGATTTGTGCCAGATTCACCAACGTATGGTGCTTCTGGAGTCCCAGGTGTTGCAGGTGCCGCTGGAAATCCAGCTGGAGCTGGAAATAGCGGAGTTGCAGGTAACGCAGGTGCTGCTGGTAATGCAGGCACTGGCGCAACTCCTGGCGGAGCCGGCGGTGCTGCTCCTAACTCCTGGCCAGGCCAAACTGGTGCGGCTGGAAACGCAGGAAATACTGGAGCCTCAGGAAACGCAGGCACTGGCGCAACTCCTGGCGGAGCCGGCGGTGCTGCCCCTAACTCTTGGCCAGGCCAATCCGGCGTAGCTGGAAACGCAGGAAATACTGGAGCTAGCGGTAGTGCCGGCACTGGCGCAACTCCTGGCGGTGCTGGTGGAGCGGCTCCTAACTCTTGGCCAGGCCAAACAGGAGCTGCCGGTAACCCTGGTAACACTGGAGCTAGCGGCAACGCGGGAACAGGGGCTGGGTCAGGTGGTGCTGGTGGGGCGGCTCCTAACTCTTGGCCAGGTCAATCCGGCGTAGCTGGCTCTGCTGGAAACACAGGGGCTAGCGGTAATGCTGGCTTCGGTGCAACTACCGGCGGTGCTGGTGGAGCGGCTCCTAACTCTTGGCCAGGTCAAGCAGGCACGGCCGGTAACCCTGGAAACCCAGGCGATGTTGGAACTGCAGGAACTGGAGCTACGTCTGGTAATGCAGGTGCCGCTTCGCCAGAATCATGGCCGGGACAAGCCGGGGCAGCGGGTAATGCAGGAAATCCTGGCGCCGCTGGTAATGTTGGCACTAGCGCTGGATCTGGTGGAGCCGGTGGGGCGGCTCCTAACTCTTGGCCAGGTCAAGCTGGCACAGCAGGAACGGCTGGTAACGCTGGAGCTTCGGGTTCTGCGGGAACGGGAGCTACCTCTGGTAATCCCGGAGGCGCGGCTCCTGCAAACTGGCCTGGGTCCGCTGGTGCTGCTGGCAACGCAGGATCTGCAGGATCTGCTGGTAACGCTGGCACCGGGGCTGGGTCAGGTGGTGCTGGTGGAGCGGCTCCTTCCAATTGGTCGGGCCAAACTGGCGCTGCAGGAACATCCGGAAACCCTGGTGCTACAGGAAACCCTGGTGCTACAGGAGCCGCTGGTAGTCCGGGTGCTTCAGGCGGAAGCACGATACTGAGTCTAGGAAATTCTACAGTTTTGGTGTTTACTGGAACTGTAGGCGGAAATGCTGGAAATGGTGGAGTTGGTGGAGTTGGTGGTCCGGGCGGAACGGGCGGAACTGCAGGTGCTGCAGGAAATGCAGGAACTCAAGGAACTGCTGGTAACCCAGGAAATCCGGGGTCATCTGGTATTGGCGGACCTGCAGGAACGGCTGGTAATGCTGGTGCCGCAGGCAACGCAGGAACGCAAGGATTTTCTGGCAACGCTGGTAATGCCGGCACTAATGGCGCGGCCGGGCCTGGTGGAACGGCAGGAACTGCAGGAAACCCAGGCAATGCTGGCAATGTAGGATCATCAGGAAATCCTGGCAACCCAGGAACTGTAGGCAATGCGGGACCGGCTGGCAATGCAGGCGCAGCCGGTAATGCGGGTAATCCTGGCAATAGAGGATTTTCTGGCAACGCTGGTAACCCCGGCACAAATGGCCCAGGGGGATCTGCAGGTGCTGCTGGCGGCGGTGGAACACCAGGAAACCCAGGCAATCAAGGAACACCTGGTAACCCTGGAAACCCAGGATCATCTGGTGTTGGCGGGCCAGGTGGGACTGGCGGAAACGCCGGAGCTGCCGGTAACGCCGGAAATATTGGTTCATCTGGAAATGCTGGCAATCCTGGAACGTCTGGCGTTGCAGGGCCGGGCGGGACTGGTGGTGCCGCTGGTAATGCCGGTAACGCAGGAAATATCGGCGCATCTGGAAATGCTGGAAACCCAGGTTCTAATGGTGCTGCTGGCCCAGGCGGCGCCGCTGGCAACGCAGGAGCTGCCGGTAACGCCGGAACTGCCGGAGCATCCGGTAACCCTGGAAACCCAGGTTCTAATGGTGCTGCTGGGCCGGGTGGGGCGGCAGGCAACGGCGGCGCCGCTGGCAACGCAGGAAATATCGGCGCATCTGGAAATGCTGGAAACCCAGGTTCTAATGGACCAGCAGGCACCGGCGGAACTGCTGGATTTGCCGGTGCATCCGGTAACCCTGGAAACCCAGGCCAGCAAGGCGGTCCGGGCGGGGGTGGCGGCGGTGGCGGCGCCATGGGTGATTTCCCAGGATTTGGCGGAGCTGGTTCTGCCGGGTTCAAATCAGGAGCGGCGTCCGGTGGTAATGGCGGAGCCGGTGGCGACGGGACTTCATCGGCTCCAGGATCTCCAGGCAATCCAGGCAGTGTTGGTAGTGCTGGCAACCCAGGAAATGCTGGTAGCGCCGGAACCCCCGGCGGTGCTGGAAATCCCGGTTCTGCCGGCGTGGCTGGTAATGCTGGCAACACTGGGGCTAGCGGTAACGCTGGCACCGGGGCTACGTCAGGAAACGCTGGTGGTGCTGCTCCTAACTCTTGGCCAGGCCAAGCAGGAGCTGCTGGAAACGCAGGTAACGCAGGTGCTGCTGGTAATGCTGGCACCGGAGCAACTCCTGGCGGTGCAGGTGGTGCTGCTCCTAACTCTTGGCCAGGTCAAGCTGGCGCAGCAGGAAACCCTGGTAACACTGGAGCTAGTGGTAATGCAGGCACTGGCGCAACTCCTGGCGGTGCTGGTGGAGCGGCTCCTAACTCTTGGCCAGGTCAGGCAGGTGCTGCAGGAACGACTGGAAATACTGGTGCTGCTGGTAATGCAGGCACTGGCGCAACTCCTGGCGGAGCCGGCGGTGCTGCCCCTAACTCTTGGCCAGGTCAATCCGGCGTCGCCGGTAATGCTGGTAATGCCGGTGCATCTGGTAATGCAGGTTTTGGTGCAGGCCCAGCTAACGCCCCAACAAATGGAGGTGCTGGATTGCCAGGAACTGCTGGTAATCCTGGTAACACTGGAGCTAGCGGTAATGTGGGAACGAATGCAGGAGCCGGCGGTGCAGGAGTTCTAGGCGATGCAAGCTGGCCTGGGCAAACAGGAGCTGCCGGTAACCCTGGTAACACTGGAGCTAGCGGCAATGCGGGAACAGGAGCTGGGTCAGGTGGTGCTGGTGGAGCGGCTCCTAACTCTTGGCCAGGCCAAACAGGAGCTGCCGGTAATGCAGGAAATATCGGCGCATCTGGTAATGCTGGCACTGGAGCAACTTCAGGTAATGCTGGCAATGCGGCGCCTGCCAGCTGGCCCGGCAGGACAGGTGTTGCCGGCAACGCTGGGTCAGCTGGTTCTGCCGGCAGCGCTGGCACTGGAGCAACTTCAGGTAATGCTGGCGGCGCAGCTCCGGCTAACTGGGTAGGCAAATCGGGTTCTGCTGGCGGGGCTGGAGGAACGGCGACCGCTCCATCGATCATAAATACAACTGCCACCCTGAGACCTCGCAGCGGATATTCTGTTGCTCTGGGGTCCGGTGATACTTCTCAAAACTCATCCTTCATGACCATATCCTGGGTCCGCCATTAACTGGAATTTATTATGTCGATATATAACTTTGCGCCGATGCCAACAACAGATATTTCTGATGTAGACTTTGTTACTTGGCAAAACGCTTTTACACCAGAAGAGCTTGATACATTAGACTCATATGCGACTACAATGTTGCCTGTTGATAAGGCCATCATCTCTGGCATGTCTAAGGAAGAAGAATACGAAGCAATCCGTAAATCAAAAACTGGTTGGCTAACGTTAACCCCTGAAACAACATGGGTCTACGATCGACTGGCCTATGTGGCTAGGCAGGTGAATTCACAGTATTGGAGATTCGACCTCGGCGGCTTTGTCGAGGATTTTCAATATACAGTTTACGATGAACCAGATGATCACTATTCATGGCACATGGACACTGTCAAACAATCGCCTGGAAAAACCCCACGAAAGCTAAGCATGGTCCTTCAGCTCTCGGATCCTGAAGACTACGCCGGCGGAGATCTACAAATCAAAGGTGGCCCAGCCGATACGACAGTCCGACGTGAGCGCGGTCTCATCACAGTTTTCCCGAGCTATATGCTACATCGAGTGACGCCACTTGAATCTGGCGTCAGAAAAACACTAGTGGTCTGGATTAGCGGACCTCCATTTAAATAGGAGAAATCACATGAAAGTAACTAACGTTGCATTATACGGCGCTCTCGATGACACAGTTGCCGAAACTGCCGCTATCAAAGCGTACCTCGATTCTCTAGGCATCGAATATGCGAATCTTTTCTACAGCGACTCGTCTCAGTTTGATGCCGTCCTAAAACCAGTTAATACTTGGTTTGATGACAAAGAAATCACTAAGTTTCCATTCGTGGTTTGGGATCTTGAAGACACAACGGGTGCAGTCATTCGCAAAGTCGCAATGAATCTCAAGGAGGTTAAGGCCTCAAATTTACAGCAGACGAGCGGATCCACAAAATAAATGTGATGGAGGCATTTGATAGCCTCCCGCCGGATCTTAGATTCTTTATCCGCGAACTTGATTTCAACATCCTTGATGACCATATTCTCGGTGGCGAGAATGAGATGAGACGCGTGAAGAAACTTCTTGACGCTGGAGTGAAACCACAATTTTATGCAACAGGACTAAACTAATGAACCTCGTATCGGCATTGAAGACGCCAGAGATTGAATTCCTATGTGACGCAGACGACTGGGACGTTATTCCTAAGCCGTATCCGGCAAAGAAACTAGTCCCAGACTGGTTCAAAGCGTTGCCCATGAAACTACATGACGGCCTAGAGGCCTCGACGATCAAGAGATGTAATCCGTTTCTAGACGCTATGTCCATGGGCTACATTATTCCGCTAGCGGCTGATGTTGAGTTCACGGTTAACGAAGATTGCTCTGGCGTGGAATACAAATGGAGCTTCTATAAGTCCATGATCGAGAATCACGGCAAGAACCAAATCACAACAGACAAGGCTCCTAATCCACTGATGCCGAAGCCGCCGATCAAGTTCATGAATTACTGGATCATCAAATTGCCGAAGGGTTACTCGGCAATGTTTATCCCGCCGCTCAATAGGCCGGACCCACGGTTCCAGTGTTTGGCAGGCGTGGTAGACTGCGATGGCTATTTCGAATACGTAAACTTCCCGTTCACATTCAACCAACCTAACTTCCACGGTATTCTTCCAGCTGGAACCCCGCTAGTCCAAGTCATTCCGTTCAAGCGATCAGATCTGGATCTGAAAACTGTGACTAGGCAAATGAAGAAGCCGGACCATGATCTCCTGGCTCTCACCCGTCGTAAGAGAATGTCCCACGAGAGCCACTACCGGGATAATGTCTGGACCAAGAAGTAAATAAATAGGGGGTAACCCCAGGAGAAGTCAATGGCAGTGCCAACAACTAGAGCCGATTTTAAGGAATATTGCCTGCGTGCCCTAGGGAAGCCAGTCATCGACATCAACGTGGCTGATACCCAAGTAGAAGATCGTATCGACGAAGCTCTAAGCTATTACGCAGACTATCATTTCGATGCGTCTGCAGTCGTTTACTACAAGCATCTGATTACAGAACAAAATATCACTGACAAATACATTACGCTCCCGGAAAACATCTTGGGGGCCGTTCGTATATTCCAACTTGGTGGTTGGGGTATGACGTCCACGAATGATATTTTTAACATCAACTACCAGATTGCTCTGAACGACCTATATACGTTGGCCAGCTCGTCCATGATTCCATACTATATGCTTCGTGAGAAGCTAGGGCTGATGCAAGAAATGCTTGTAGGTCAGCAGCTCATCCGCTACGAGCGCCATCGTAATAGACTCCACGTTGACATGAACTGGGATAAGGTCAAGGCTGGCCAGTATCTAGTGGTCGAGGCGTACGAGGTGGTGAATCCGGATGAATTCGAGGATGTCTGGAAGGATCGCTGGCTTTATCGCTACACCACAGCCCTGATCAAAAAGCAATGGGGTCTCAACCTCACCAAATTTGTCGGCGTCCAAATGCCTGGTGGTGTTCAGTTCAATGGTCAACAGATTCTTCAGGATGCTCAGGATGAGATCCGGAAGATGGAAGAAGAAATGATCACTACATATTCGCTTCCACCATCTGATATGGTTGGGTAAAATATATAGTGGCCACAAATCAGTATTTCAATAATTACGCGTCAGCAAACGAGCAGCTTCTACTCGAAGATCTAATCATCGAGTCTATACGCATGCATGGAATCGACGTTTATTATCTTCCAAAAAAGACTGGTAATTTTGATGAGATTTACGGTGAGGATACTGCAGTATCGTACGATACTGCAATCCCAATCGAAATGTATATCAAGAACGTAGATTCTTTCGGGGGCGATGGCTCCTTCATGTCTAAGTTCAACATCGAGATCCGCGATCAGATGACACTTACTGTCGCCCGCCGAGTTTTTACTGATACTATTGGAACACCAGAAGGCATTTTGCGACCAAACGAAGGTGATCTTATTTGGTTCCCGCTGAACAACAAGATGTTCAAGCTGCAATACTCAGATGAAAAGGCGATGTTCTACCAGCTCGGAGATTTACAAGCCTGGGATCTTACAGTGGAAATGTTTGAATACTCAAACGAGAAGTTTTCAACAGGCATCGCGATTATTGATGCCCTTGAGGACATTCATAGTACTGCACTTACTTCGTTTGCTATTCTCACCGATGCTGGGTTGCCTATTACCGATGATAGTGGATTCTACATCATCAACTCCGAATACGAAGACATGGTTGAAGACCAATTGGATCCATTCTTTGATAACTCAGAAATTCAAGCTGAAGCTGACGCTTTGCTTGATTTTACCGAAGGTAATCCGTTTGGAGATGACTACTAATGCTAGGCAACAAAACATTTGATCATGGTATGATCAGGAAGTATGTCGTTGCTTTCGGCACACTCTTCAATGAAATCTTTATCAACACTAAGGATGGTGATGAGGTAATCAAGACTCTAAAGGTGCCACTATCCTACGCTGAAAAGGATAAGTTGATGGCCAGGGTGCTTGGGGATCCTACCATTGACAACAAGGTAGCTGTTACTCTTCCACGCATGTCGTTTGAAATGACAAACATCTCATACGATGGATCTAGGAAATTCTCCAAAATCATGAAAGTTGGAAGATCTGGGCCCGACTCCGGCGCCTCTAGCTTCAACCCGGTTCCGTATAACTTAACATTTTCGTTATACATAGCTGTGAAGAACACTGAAGACGGCACCAAAATTGTCGAGCAGATTCTTCCTAACTTTACTCCAGACTGGAACGTCACGGCCAATCTCGTTCCAGGGCTCGATGCGAAAGTTGATATCCCGATCATCTTGGATAACGTGTCCAAGGAAGACTCCTATGAGGGCGACTATAAAACTCGGCGTGCCATTATCTGGACGCTGAACTTTACGGTCAAGGGGTATATTTTCGGTCCAGTGACCGATCGCAAGCGCATCGAGACGGCCATCATTGACATCTTCGACGATAACAAGGTTCCAGCAGCTCTGGCTGTCACGATTACCACTACAGTTGACGGTGTAGACATAGAAGAGTTCTAATGCCTGAAGACGATATTTCGAAATTTCTCGGTATGAAATCAATCGATGAGGTCATTGCGAATAAGCAAGAAATCATCGAATACAAAGAGCAGCTTCCGGCTGATAACTACAAAGTCGATCCCCGTAAGGATGAAGACTTTGAGAGTGCCCGTGATATGGTCAAGGACGTTCTCAATATCGGCACAACTGCCCTTGAAGAGATGGCTGCCATTGCACAGCAATCCCAAAGCCCAGCTGCTTATGAGAAGCTGGGTGCGCTCATGAACTCCATGACGGCAGCGTCCAAAGTCCTTCTAGAAATCCACAAAAAGAAGAAGGAGATCGACAAAGCCGAGATCGATACTCCTGCTATTGCTGACGGAGCTGGAGAACAAACTGTTGTCCACAACAACCTCTTCGTTGGATCTACTCGTGACCTTCAAAACCTAATCGAAGACATGAGGAAGAAGAACGAAGAGAAGGAAAATAACGATGAGTAATCTCGACACGGTCGGGATTGACAACATGAAGTCCTATAACGGCAACCCACTGCTAAAGCGGGCCGGCGTTAAGGTCAACTGGACGCCTGAACTTATGGGTGAGTGGCTCCGGTGTGCTGAAGATCCGCACTATTTCATCGAAACCTACATGAAGATCATCAACGTTGATGATGGCCTGGTCAAATTCAAACTTCATGACTATCAGGTCGATATGCTCGACGCCATGGTCAACAGCCGATTCACGTGTCTAGCTACGGCCCGGCAGGTCGGTAAGTCTACGGTCACGGCTGGGTTCATCACCTGGTTCATCCTCTTCAACAAGGAAAAAACCGTTGGTCTTCTGGCCAACAAAGAAGCAACCGCTGTTGAAATTCTTGGCAAAGTCCAACTTGCGTATCAACACCTTCCAGCTTGGCTTCAACAGGGAGTCAAGGAGTGGAACAAGGGTTCCTTCGTTCTTGAAAACGATTCCCGCGTCATCGCTGCTGCTACATCCTCCGACGCTATTCGTGGTTATTCGCTGTCCATGCTCTTTATCGATGAAGCAGCGTTCATCGATAACTGGGATACGTTCTTCGCGTCTGTTTTCCCTACCATCTCCTCCGGTAAGAAAACAAAGATCGTTCTAGTTTCAACACCAAATGGTTTGAATCACTTTTACAACATTGTCGACGGGGCCAGGAAAAAGAAAAACGAATATTCGCTCGTCGAGGTAAAATGGAATCAGGTACCTGGTCGAGACGAGGACTGGAAGGCTGCTGTTCTCCAAGGTATGGGTCACGACTTAGTAAAGTTTGCTCAAGAATACGAAGTAGAATTTGCTGGTTCATCCGGTACACTTATTTCTGGATCTAAGCTTAAGGAACTGGTTGCCCAAACCCCTTTGATGGAGGCAGACAACGTCACCCAGTACAAGAAGCCACGGCCTGAGCATACGTATTGCCTGATTGCTGACGTTTCGCGCGGTAAAGGCCTTGACTATTCTGCATTTCATATCATCGACATCACTGAGATGCCGTATCAGCAGGTTTTGACTTTCAGGTCCAACCAGATTGTTCCATACGACTATTCCGAAGTGATTCATCGCCTGGCCAAGATGTATAACGAAGCCGTAATCTTGGTAGAGATCAATGATATCGGTGGCCAGATTGTTGACGCACTTTACCATGACTTTGAATACGGTGGAGTCCTGGGCACTGAAAATGCTGGCCGGTCAGGTAAGAGAATCTCATCAGGGTTTGGTGGTAAGACCGAGCTAGGAATCAGGACTACAAAATCCGTCAAAAATGCCGGATGCTCTCTGATCAAACTCCTGATTGAACAGAACCAGCTTGTCATTCATGACAAGGAAACCATCTCAGAGCTAAACACTTTCTCTAAGAAAGGCGTCTCGTATGAGGCTGAACCTGGCAAGAACGATGACCTGGTTATGGGTCTGGTTTTGTTTGGTTGGCTATCAGGTCAGGACTATTTCAAAGAGTTAACCGATATCAACACGATGATTAATCTGCGTGAAAAATCAGAAGAAGATATTGAGTCTGCTATGCTTCCATTTGGCTTCTACAGTAATGGTATCGACGATGAAGAGGAGGATGGCTCATCCATCCACAGTTTCTAGTTTTATAAATACACTAGGACAATTTAGACCTCTAGAGGAGATACAACATGGCATTCAGCGTTTCAGCGGGTGTGAACATTTCTGAGATAGACCTCACTACGATCGTGCCTGGTACCTCTACCACTGAGGGTGCAATCGCAGGCATCTTTGGATGGGGACCCGTCGGCGAAGCTACTCTGATCAGCAACGAAAGTGCTCTTGCTGCTCGTTTTGGTAAGCCAACCAACAATAACGCAGAGACCTGGTTCGTCGCTGCAGACTTCCTGTCCTATGGCAACTCGCTTCTCGTCACACGTGCAGCAAACACCACCGATGCCGCTGGTACGGTCGGCGTCCTGTCTGCTATCGCAAACACCGGTTCGGCTAACCTGGTTAACCACGTTGTCAAAAGCGCCTCAGATTGGGAAGTCAAA